TAAACCACCCGGTTTAGACTCTAAATTACTTTTTGCTTCATCTAATACCGCAAGACGATCCATTAGTTGTTGTCTACGCAACCCTCTTGCCTCTGTATCTGTTTTATTTCTATTAGCAAGTGCTTCTTGCCTTTTTCTTCCATCTTCAACGAAATCATCATATATTTTTTGGAAACCTGCTATTGTTTCGGTTTTTTTATCTTCTACCGTTACATCTGTATTTTTGAGTGTTTCAATCTCAGTTTCAATAACTAAAATTTCTTTATTAAGTGTTTCTATGTTGTTTTCATGCATCTCCACCCTAGAACGAGTATCGTCATACGCATCACTTAAAAATCCATAAATGCCTAAAGAAGTTATTCCAATCAAAACCACAACTGCAATTGTACAATACCATTTTAACATTCTTGGAATTCTTTCCCAATAACGATACAAAAATGAAGTCATTGCAAGTTTTCCTGCCTCAAGAACTCCTGCCATAACCATGGCTGCAATGGCTGCTCCTGCGAATAATAAACCTATACCTCTAACAGAAAAGAATGCAGCTGTTCCTGCTACTGCGAGTGCAAGTCCACCTATAATGGCAGTAAAAATATTCATATTAATACATATCTCCTTCGTCTAATATTCGTCCACATTCTTATGTGTATAAATATAATATAATTATAAAAAAAGGAGGTAAATTTCTTTACCTCCTTAAATTATAGTGGTTTTTTAATGTTTTTTTTACAAAATTTTTACTTTTTTTGCTTTAGTTTCAATTACTTCTTTTTTGGGAATTCTAACATTTAGAATTCCATTATCAAACTTAGCAGATATTTTTTCTACATTTAAAACAGTGTCATCTACTTTAAATGAACGTTTGAAAGATGAACGTTTTAATTCTCTGTATACATACCTAATTTCAGGATTTTCTAATTCTGATTTTTTTTCTCCAGCAATGGTAAGCATTCCGTCTTCGTATTCAACCGAAACATCTTCTTTTCCGAGACCTGCGATTTCTGCTTCTATTAAAACCTCGTTTTTAAGGTCTGCTACATTTACTCTAGGATATGAACTATTTCCAAAAAAATTAACTCCAAATTCTTGACCAAAGTTGGGAAATGCTTGATTTACCATTTTGTCAAACAATGAATCGAATGGAGTTAAGAATTCATCTCGCATATTTGGAACGTGTTTATTTAGTCCCGTTCCATTGGACTTATATTTATAGTTTTTCATTTTATTTTTCCTTGTTTTAATTACGAACCCCATTTGGGCATTCGTGAGTGACCCGTAAGGCATCACTTAAATATAAATATAATTGAATATAGAATTTTTTTTTAAATTAGATCTTTTGTTTTTAGAAATTCTGTATATTCAAGGGTGGTTGCCATGTGATCTGCCCAGTGAACTATTTTGGGAAGAAGTGTTTTTAATTCACCACCAAGTCTAAATGATTTTAAATAAAATTCGTTAGATTCATCATACATTCCGTCCGACAACTTAATTCCTAAGAATTCTTTTTGAGTAATTTTTACATCAAAGTGTTGTAGCAAATATAATGCTCTATCCGTTACAGTCATACTTTGAATGTCTGGATTTATTTTAAACATTGATCCTTGATTCTTTCTGTGCCATTCAGATTCTTCTACATTGTAATATTCTCCGTCCAAATCACCAAGTTTTCCCAAGTCGTGATTTAATGCACTAAAAAGTAATTCATCTTCAGTAAAGTCTACTTCACCACCAAGTGTTTTAAATAAAAGAGACATTCCCTTTACGGTACGACATACATTCATGACATGATCAATATATCCACCAGAATAAGCATTGTGATATTGTACTTTTCCACTTGCAGGTGCGACTAATGCCCTTAGTCCAAGGCAACCATCGTCCGTTCCGTACATATATAGAAGTTTGTCTCGTCGGTCTCCTTCAAATGTGTTTTTAATAAACTCTAAAAATTTAGTATAATTTTCTTCTAGTTGTGTTTCGGTATATTTTTTCATAATACCAAATTATATTATATATTTTTATTTTTATCAAGTATTTTCTTTTTTCTAGGAACAAGTTTTTTAAAATTTCCTTTTTTGTTAAACAATTCTTTGTTTTTGTTATATTTTTTTCTTGAAGCAGATGGGTGGTATAAATGAAATGCAATATTTTTAGTGTATCCATGTACTATGTCCTTTGGTAATCTGCTCATTAAGTCTAGGTCTTGAAAACCCCACCCTTCGTATGCTTCGTCATACCCCCCTATACTTTTAACTAAATCTGTGTTGACTATGAAACTATATTTACCAAACGCATTGTTTACTTCTCGTCGGACTTCATTAAATTTTATGTATGTTGTTTTGAGCAAGTGATCGGATTCTTTTTCATTTAAATTTTGAATAAATTCGTACGGTCTAATCAAGTGTGAATTGCTTGGTACTTGAGACATTACATAATCTACATCCAAATAAACATCTACATCTAACATCCATATATATTCAAAGGTGCAATCGTTTATATATCGATTTAATAATACAGACTTATTAAATACATCAGATTCTATTTGAAAAATCTTGTGTTCTATACTTGGAAATCTCTTGATTATATCGTAAGAAGCAGTTGATGAACTATGTTGTTCAACCACAACTACATTTCTATATAATTTAGAATTATACAAATGATGTAAATTAAATGCGAGACTTCGTTGTCTATATTCGCATAGATTGTAGATGGGAATTACAATCCCTATATTCATTTACGACTTTTTGACTATTGTTCGTTCTGAAAAGGACGTGTCAAGGTGTTTAAGTTCCTTGATTGTGAAGTGCGTACCAAGTAAACTACCTTTGAACTTGAATACATAACAAGTTTCAGGTGCATTTGCTACTTTCGATCCGGAATTTACAGTAACTCGTACAAGTTGTCCGTTTAATGTATTTTGTGCACCAATTTCCATGATTGTGTATCTTGGGTCGTAGAATGCCGACTCGTTGTCTGTTTTTTCGTGATTCTCAATAGACTCAATCACACGTGCTTCATCTGCGTAGATTGTCATAAACGCAGCTTCAGTTCCATTGTCAACTGGTGGATAGCAGAATACAGTGTTTTCTCTGAAGTTCTTCCATGATATAGCAAGTCTTGACTTAGAACCTTGCCATGATTGAGCATTAACCGATTTACTATAAAATCTTGCTCCAGTCTTATTGTTAATAAGTGCTGAGTCACCATTTGTTAGAATTGGAGTAATGCTCTTTGATATACTTGCAGAATTTTCTGGTATAAATTGTTCATATTCATCTATGCAACATGAATTGGACAAACAGGCAACTCTGTTGTTCTTTAGAAGTCCCACCGAGTATTCATTTGCCCAGTGTGTGGATGGTAATGATTTTCCGTCAAGTGTTACTGCTGATATTCTTAGTGTTTTCTCCACTACAGTTTGACCACCTGATGTGACTGGAATTATTTCAATCATTTCCTTGCTTGGAAGTGTGAGTTTAAATGTTCCTGTTACAGGTGACCATTCACTATCATTGGTATATTGACCATCGTTACTTTCAATGAGTGCGTCAATTTTAAATCCAATATTATATGGCATTGGTACTTTAAATTTATATACATTATCTGTTCCAACTCCTGGTATTTGAGAGTCTGTCAATTTAATTTCAAATACAGAACCTTCTTCGTATTTAACATTATTAGCAGGAAGAACAGTGCTTCCTTTTACATAAATGTCGTTTTCGTTTTGAAGATTGTCAGCACAACTACCTGTCCACGAAAGTGTTGGAACAATTCTACTCTTTTTCATTTCATCTTGATTAGCAAGCAGAACTTCAGGTGAATTATATCTATCGTTGAAGTCGATATTTGCAGTTGATTGTGTCATCACTTTTAGTTTCACAGTAACTTCACCGATACCTGTGTTTTCAAGAAATTGATTTGGAATGAAATCAACGGTTTTGTGAGAAACAATTGTGTCATCATCTTTTACATTTGCTTCTGCTTCATTGTGCAATACACCGATATCTACATGGTAAACATAAATTTCAGAACCCATAAGTGTTGGAAGTTGAACATTTTTATCGGAATACTCTCTTCTTTCCTGAGGACCTTCTAGTTTATTGTATGCAATTTCCACAACAAGATTATTTCTACTTGTAACGGTACCTGTGTTTTCCACCTTAATCTTCCAGCCTGTGTACAATATCTTACCCGTACCAGATTCTGTATATAGATGTGGATCGACTTTAATTTTATATTCTTCGGAAAGTTCACGACCTCCTGTTGGTGATCCTGTGAGAGGTCTGTAGTTTGTTACGATTGCGGTGTGCTCACCCGTTGCAACGAAAACGGGTTTACTTATAGTTGGTTCGTAATTGGAATGTACTACGTTTGATCCGACTCGTTTCCAGGTTCCCGTGTCAACTAAACCACCTGTTGCAGATTGTTTGCTCGTTTCTTGTGCTTCGTTTAATAAGGCAATTGTATCTGCTAAGTAATATACGATTCCAGGTTGTAGTTTGGTAGTTTCACTTGGGAATGTTATTTTTCCAAAAAACACAACACGTGCTGGATGTCTTTGGTTTGACGAACTCGTATCTCCTTGCTTGCACTCAACTAATACTTTCTCTACAACTGCAAGTGATTCAATTAATCGTTCTGTGTCGAAATAGTTTGAGTTATCTAACTCTGCGGATGCCAAGTCCCATCCTTTTTTGTCAGGGTTGTAAAATATCGCATCACCTGCTTTGGGGCAATCATATACAAGGTCAACATGATCTTTAACTGCACTCAAACCACCGACTTCTTTATTGTCTCCGTAGTATTCGGTGTGTATTTCTCTAAGTGCTGACCGTAATTTATCATCTGATACGATTGTTAATTCGTTTCCGCCTTTGTCTTGTATTTTGGCCCAACCACTTGGATTACAAGCACCACCTCGTCCTCCACTTGAACCACACTTTGACATATTGAATGCTGAGTTTGACATAACCTTTTCTTTCCTTAAATATTCTGTGTAATTCCTGGTTTAAGTGACTTAACTGGATCCATCACACGTTCCCATCTTAATACATACTTAGTTGCCGATGCGGTACTTTCAGATACATTTATTGCACGAACTCGTTTATATACATAAATTTGTTTTACTTCAATTTTCTTTGTATTTTGATGTACATATGTTACAAAACTATAATCACCCTCAGAACTATCCCCAATAAAAATACCTTTGTGTGGCCATACACGATCCAAAAATTCTATAACCTCATCAATGGTGTCTCCATTGGTGTCTACTGAGTTGGGTGGTGCGGCGTCACACGTTTTGTCGTCATCACTTGTTTTACACGAAAAGAATGTAAAGTGCTTATATCTAAAGTTTCCGATATCGTATAATGATCCCATTATGAAATTTTCCTTACATAGTTCCAGTTTGATCCATCAACCGAATCAAGACGTACGAGTTCATGTGATTCAAATTTAGTAACTGCTTTGTTGTCTTGTGTGTATTCTATGATAAATGTAATTACACTTCTATCATTTGTTCCTGCATCAGGCCATGCTACTTTCAGAAAGTCACTTGAAAATTTTTCAAGTTCAGTTTGTCCTGTGAACTCACGGGTTCTGTTGATGGTGTAATTTTGTGTTTCACGACTTTCATATGCACACGGAGTCCATGTCGTAGGATCAACTGCATTACATCTGTCTTTTGGATTTGGATACGGTGGTTGATTTAAAATTAAAATTTTATTTGGGGAAATCGCATAAAATGCAGGTTTTGAATATGATAATACTTTACCACTTGTATGATCTCTTACAAATGGATCAATTATTGTTGTATTTCTAAATGGAGAAGTTCCATCACATACTGATTTTAGTTTTTCACCAAGGACTGATAATTTTTCGTCTTCTTTGCGATTGTAAAATTCACTTAATTCCTCAGGAGCATAATCATATATACAATTTCTAAGTTCCGTTGTTTGGTTTGTTGCAGCCAGTTGATCACTATTGATTGGGAACGATTCAATATAATAAGTGTATCCTGTTTTAAATAAACCACCTGTAATATCTTTGTTAACTGCTTGAGTATCACCACTTGGTAGTGTAATAGTTTCGGAAGATTGAAATTCAGGTGGATCAAACTGAACCATACCACTTGTTTGTATTTCAAAAAAGTCACTTGTGGAATTTATTACAACACCCAACATATCACATCCGTAATTATCATCCTCAACCGGGGGATTATTATTGTCTTTTGTTACTGTTGTTTTATTTTGTGATGCGGAGTTGCATAATGCATAATTCGTTGTACCACTCTCACGACCCAGAAAATTAGGAAGTACATCTTCCGATAGTTCATTTTCATCATACTCCGATCTTATTAAAAAATTGTCAACTGATGTTCTTACACTACTTCTTTTGATTCTCACCACATCACCTGTTTTTATACTATTACACGCAGATGGTTCGTATATAACAAATTTATTAGATTGTTCATCGGAAGAACATACCAAACCACGATAGTTCATTAAAATACCTGTGGTTTTTGAAGTAGCAACTACCATTGGTTTTGATATTGTTGTATCTAAACTAACAATTTCCGCAGGATCAATATCCATAAGTGACCCACTTGTACCAAGGAAATATGTTTTACCAGGTACTAATAGTTGATTGTCGTAAACACGAGTGATTGCGTTGTCGTCTGGATCAATGGGTCTTTTTTCTATTGAAATGGGTCCACCTATGACTGAGGTATCCCATTCAAATTCAATGTATCCATTGAACACTACACTAATTTTTTCAATTATCTTATTACTATTAGTAGAATCTTTAGTGTATTTAATTTTTCTAATTACACCAATTGCCTCCGCAGTATCTAATCCCGTACATCCTGCTTTGGAAAACTTATTATTACTACTAACATACAATATATCACCAATTTTATATGATTGCAATTCTCCATTTACATGGCTTTCTAAAAATGATCCAGGGAAGACTTGTTCGGATGCACCCGGTGAATCTGTGAATTCTATACCAGTTCCATCATTATTAATTTTAATGTAACCACCTTTGTTTTCTGAGTATGAATCAGGTACATCTCTAAGGTTTTTGAAATCAATACCAACTTCACCATTAGCTATCTTGTTCAACTCGGCTGCAAGAGATCCAGCTGATATACCCTTTGTTTCACCTGTGGGTGATGCTGAGTTAGATTTTGAATCTGTATCAACGACTATAAACAAGTCGTCTGCGTCAAGATTGTTTAATCTATTGAGGTCGGTTATCTTTTGATTGGCCATGTGAAATTTTAAAAGTCAGTGAATCTATAAATATACATATATTGTTTTATGTACTATAAATATTATTTTGGTAAACTTTTTAACTTAGTAATTATAAATTTTACCAATTGACTTCTAACAATATCCTCTTCTGTGAATTTAAAAGTGTGAATTCCGTGACTTTTTGATGCTTCATCTTCAAATAAACTGAGTATATTATTAAACCCACTTCGGTTACCAATGTCACTTTGCATTGCGTCTCCGCAAATAAAAACTTTACAGTTTTCACCTATACGAGTCATTATAGTTATCATTTCTTTTTCTGATAAGTTTTGTGCCTCGTCGACTAATATAAATTTATTTTCCCAACTTGCTCCTCTGAGGAATCCTACAGGAATTCCATATATTCTTTCTTCTTCCTGTAAATACCTAATATCTATGGGACTTAGTAGTTCTTCTAGTTTATCTTTAAAAGGTTCTAGATACGGTGCCATTTTATCATCCTGTGCACCAGGTAAAAATCCGAGTTTTTGGTCAGAACTTTCTACTGCACTCCTGACATATATCATTTCTTCAATTTTCTGCTCTTGGAATAATTGAAGTCCACAATAAACACTTAACCATGTTTTTGCAGTACCAGCTGGTCCATCTATAAAAATTAGTTTTGTGTCATTATCTAATGCTATTTCATTTAACTTAGTTTGCTTTTCAGTAAATTTTTTATTTAATTTAATTTTAAGTTTTCTGAGTGGAGTGAGTTGGTTATCTTGCATCTCCTCCTCAATATGAGCATTTGCTAATAGGTTTTTGTTTACAGTTTTTGTTTTTTTCCTTGACATCGTTATTTCTCCACGTTATGACAGTTATTGTCTTTATTACTTATAAGTCTTTATTATTACTATTTTTATTTAATGTATTTAGCTTACTATTTAAAACAGTGCAAATTTCATATTCTTCGATATCACTAAAGTAATTAATTAGATTTTTCAAGTTAATTTCATAACTTTCTTTTTTAATTACTACTTCAAGTTTCGTATCGTTAAAAGAAAATACATTAAGTCGTTCGGGAATCTGTTCTTCGTTTATTTGTTTAAAACATTCATAAACGTGTCTCATGTACTCTTCTTTTCGTTTTTTAATATCTTTTTTAAGAGAATTATTGTCTTTTGGAATTTTAAAAATTTTATTATCCATATCTATAAGTATATTTGATTAAATAATATTATTAAGAATTATGGGCAGAAGATTTTTTAAACGATACAAAAAACTCGAAGAAGAAGAATCAAACACTTCATCGGAAAGTAATAATAATGCAAATACAGATAATGTAAGTTCAACGAAATCAGAAGGTAAAGTTGGTTTTTTTGATCTAGCAAATAATTTATCCAAAGCATTAGTAGAGTGGCAACGAGCAGGACGACCAGTTGTTAGTAGTGAACAATGGAATAAAAGGTTAAGCATATGCAGAGGTTGTCAACATTGGCAGGAAATTAAACAGACAAAAATTGCACGATGCTTAAAGTGTGGTTGTAGTAGTGGAAAATTATTATTATCAACAAGTAAATGTCCACTTGACCCACCCAAGTGGGGAAGTGAACTTTAATTTTTATAATAAATATGATTTTTTTTTAATTACCCTAATATTTATGATAAATGAATGATGCAAATTACAAGTTAACAACCGTTAAGGTTTTGTCCGACAATTACTCAAAGTTTAAATTAAAGACAATTGACTCACCTATGACTTTACAGAAATTGGTTAATCGTGCAATCGAGCAATATTTGAAAGATGAAGACTTTGAAAAGAAACTTGACGAAGCAAAAATCTTTGATAACGACAATAAATATTAATCATTGACATTGGTGATAAAACGCATACTATATAGGTGTGCAAAATAAAAAAATAGTAATAATAGGAGATGATATACGACAACCAACGGGTGTCGGTAACATTCTACGTGCTATATCCTTAGAACTTTCACAAAAGTATGGCATTGTTCAAATTGCCGCTGGTTTAGATTCAAGTGAAATAATAGATATTTCAGAATCTGTATCAAAAGCAACAAAAAATCCTAAAGCATATTTCAAATTATATGGCACATCTGAATATGGGTCATTAGACTTATTGCGAAATGTAATTAGAACCGAATCTGCGTCTGCTATCTTGATAATGACAGACCCCCATAGATTTAACTGGTTATTTGAAGCAGAGCATGAGGTTAGAAGTTTATGCCCAATATATTACTACCATGTATGGGACAATACCCCGTATCCTAAATTTTTATCAAGTGTATATAATAGTTGTGATGCAATAGGTTGCATTAGTAAATTAACATATAAGTGCGTTACTAATGTAGTTACAGACCACCCACGTGTAAAATACACACCACACGGAATCAATACAAAAAAGTTTTATCCACAAGACGATAAAATGATCTCACAAAATAGAAAAGACTTTTTGGGAAAAGATTACGACTTTGTTTTATTTTGTAATGCAACAAATATTCAAAGAAAAGAGTTTTCATTATTAATTTCTGGATTCAACGAATTCTATAATAAACTAAGCAAAAAGAATAAAGAAGAAGTAGTCTTGTTGATTCACACCAACCCAACTGCACCAAACGGATTAAACATTAATTCAATTTTAGATGATCTTTATGCAGAGTTACCTGTATTAATTTCCGATGAAATTGTACTTGAACCAATTTTAAATAATATGTACAACTTATCAAGTTGTGTTATTAATATATCATCCAACGAAGGATTTGGACTTAGTACACTAGAAGCAGTTGCTACGAAAACCCCAATCATAGTAAACAACACAGGTGGTTTAAAAGATCAAATTAACGAAGAGTGGACAGAAGTCGTAGAACCAAGTGTGACTTGCATACGAGG